CCTCTTGGATCCTTGCCAAGTGTCGCAGTAAGCCAATCCCCTGTTTCCTGATCGCCGGCAAACTTATTGATCACCATATCGCCAAGCTCTACCTTCGCGCTGAACGCATCGCCCCACTCAGCTCTCAAGGCGTTGACATTCTTATCTAACATCTCATTGAACTTCGCCCGGCCCTGTAATAGTACATTGTTGGCCATCTTTGTGTATGTATCCCATAGACCTTCTGCCTGATCCGGCCTGAGTCCAAACTTATGTATTACCTCTTGGAACGCGCCTTTATCAAAGGTTTCTGCTGGTATCCCATCCGGCATTTCTGGATCCGGGAGCTGATACCCATCTGCTGTTTCCGGTACGCCTATCGCTTTGTTGAAAAACGCTATACCCTCAACATCATCTGCATCCTTTGGTAAAGGAACCTTTTCGTTCCCTAACAGCTTCTCTAAGTTTATATGTGTTTCTACTGCTTTCGCTAACCCTGCCGGTGTATCTTCATAGCTCGCTAACAATGGCGCTTTTGATAGATCCTCACCTAACTGGCTTTTCCAGCTAAACGCTGGGGCTGGATCTGCTCCGCCTGTGCCTGCTGGTGATGCTGATCCATCGCCACCTGCTCCGCCATCATCATCATCCCCTGCATCGCCGCCGCCTGCTCCGCCATCTCCGGCATCTCCGCCACCTGCGCCAGCTTCACCTGCAAAGCTTAAACACATTCTTGGCATAAGCTGCCCGAATAACGGACTTATGTTCCCAAAAATATTAAACATTTCCCATCTCCTTTTGTTGTGCCAGAGTCGCTATATGCTCCGGCGTGTGTTTCAGGAAGGTTTTGATCGTTGCCACTACCTCGCGCCTTCCTGCGTTGATCAGAGTCCTATCTCTGTCAACTGGATCAAATACGCTCTCATACCATCCGCAAGCTTCCTCTAAGAACTCCATTACATCCTCACCATCCGGAGTATCAAATACAGATCTCATGGATTGTATGACTTTCTTGACCTGTTCTTTATCTGTTAGATCTATCATTTACGCCCCCTGCTTGAGTCTGATGCTGCGGCCAGATCTTTCTCCCCGGCTGCTATATCCTTGCCGGTAGCCGCTGCTTCCCTCATCATCATCATCTCTTGTTCTTTGGCTGCTGCCTGCATACGATTATCCCGGATCTCTGCTACCTCTGCATCATCCCGGAGTACCTTCACCGGCGCGCCTATTATATCCCATGCTTCATCTATGACCTGATCGGTGTCTATCTTGTCTATAACCTCAGGTACAAACTGGCCCATCTGGCCCACTAATGACAATCCGCTCATCAAACTGTTAAGCTCTGATCGCTTCTGGGCCTGTGCCAGCTGTGATACATAATCAATCTCAAAGTCCGGACTCTCCCTCAAAGCATCAGGAACCGGCGGCAGTTTGCCTGCGCGCTGTAGGATGCCTATAGTCCTAATAACCACCGGGTTAAGAACCGCACCCATGTACCGGCCTACCGCTGGCCCTAACAATGTCATTTTCTCATTGATCCGCTCTTGGATCTCCGGGTTGTTCATCTGCTTGGTGATCTGGTTAAACGCTAAAAAGGTATCATTGAACATCAGGCTCTTGATCTCGCTTGTATAATACTCTATAGCTGTCATGCCTACTTTCGGATCACCATAATTGGCAAAGCTGAATAGATCCTTAGATCCATCCATCGCTGTCTTTTTATAATAATTGATCGCTCTGGGGTTCGCATTAAAAGGCATTATGAACGCATTATGCGGTGCTGCTACCGGCGGATCTGTAGCTTTCATCATGGCCCTGAGGTTCGTCTTGGCTATCGCGTTCAGTAGCCTTGCAAATGGCAAAGCCTTCATAGCCGGTGAGAAGCCCCATGGTATGAATGGCCGTTTATCAAACCTATGCGCAAAGATCGGAAATTCATGGTATCCGCCTTCTTCCATGTACTTCTTGTTCTCAACATCTATCCATGTCGCTTCTATCGGCATGTGTTCTTTGTTATGCGGTTTCGTTACATCCCGGATCTCCCGCTTGCCGATGTACAGCAAATACTTGTACTTCTTGTTCTGGCTCGGCCCGCTCAGTTCTTCACGCTGGGCCGTTGTGAGCTTATCTTCCCCCCATCTGGTTGCTGCCTGATATGCTGTGTACTCAAATTCTATGTAATATTGGACTACTTTTCCGCGGGCATCTTCTGCTACACATACCTGCGTTAAAGGCAAGGAATAGAACCTCGCTGTATCTTCTACATCATCTTCTTCTAACAGAATTGATGTACCATAGACTCCGGAGCTTTTATAGTTCGGGAAGCTGGCTTCATAGAAATTAGACTTGTTCAGAGTGTGATAGACCTCATCCGCCACATCGTCAAGGAAGTCCGTTACCTCTTTATTGTCTAATAATCTCTGGTCTTTGCTTCTCAGGCGGAACCACTTGGCGGTAGGCGGAGTGAGGTAGTTCATAAACCCAGATGCCAATATGTCCGGAGCTTCCAAAGTCGTTGCATCATATAATACATTCGTGTTCAGCTCGGATCCCGGCGCTGTTGTCTTGTTCGCATCTGGACTCTCTATGTAGAAATAGTCATGCAAAACCTGCCAGTAGCTACTGAAGTTATCCCGCTGGCCTAACAGCTCTTTAAACCGCTTGATCCTCTGTTCAGCTGATTGTGTCGCGTTAGCTTGAGGTTGTTTTTCTGCCATTATAATCTCCCTATAAAGTTTGTTTCCATGGCCGTTAATCCCAGCCGGGTATATAGATCATAGAGCTTATCGCTTTTGGAGTTGTGCATGTACACCATCACCAGATGCGTGAACCCTTCTTTCTTCAGTTCTTCTTTGCCATAGGCTAACAGCTTCAGGCCATATCGCCTATAATTCTCATTCATGTACCAGATCACTTCATGCCAGACCTTATCGTTCCCGGATGGCGTATAGACCTCTTTACCAGCTAAGATCCCCTGTGCATGGCCATCTATCTCTACAATGAACGCGCTATGCTTCAAAGCATCTATCTGCTGGTTAAGCGCTTCATCGTTATATGTCATTCCGTACTCGGCCAATGACTCCGCTTGAAACTCTTGTACCAGCCGCTTTATGTCCTCTGCGTACTGATCAGAGTATCGCTTAACTTCCATTATTGCCCCAATAGTGTTTTTCTTACTACATCAGCCTGCCCGGCTACACTTGTCGTATTGGCCAAAGCTCCTGTTTTCTTAGGCGCTCCACCAAACCTTGAGCGTGTCTTACCTTTTGCCACTTTTTCCGATCTACCCGCAGCCTTTTCCTTTGGCCTTGGAGCCGGTGCTGGTGCTGGTCTGGACTCGCCAGATCCATCGGAGTTGCTTGGCGTAAACATTCTTGCAATAAATTCTGCCATCTTATCCCCCTAAAAGTGTTTTCTTGGTGCTTTCTTCTTCTTTTCTTTTCTTAGCAATCCCGCCAAACCTTGATCTTGTCTTGGCTATTGCTCCCTTCTCCGCTGCCTTCTTAGGCTTCGGTGCTGCCGGTGCTGGCCCCGGTGATGGACTCACCATCCCGGATCCATCTGAATTACTTGGCGTGAACATCCTCGCGATAAACTCTGCCATGGCTACCCCCTTACCTTCCTAATAGTTTTTTCCTTACCTCTTTCGCTCCTTCCTCAACCCCCAATGGGTTTGTCATTACTGTAGTGTTCCGAGCCGCTGCTGCCCGGAGCTTGCTCTGTTTCTTCTGTGCGATAGCTGCCGCATCCTTCTTCTCTGGGGCCTTTGGCGTTGATGGCATCTGGAAGTCATAGCCAGAGTCCTTATCACCTTGGCTCATCATGCTTGCCGCTGCATACCCTGCGCCGGCTACCGCTGCTGTTACGCCTACACCTGTAGCTGTTGCTGCGATCCCTGTCGCTCCTAACGCTGTACCTATCGCCGTAAACATTGCCATTATCTTACTCCCGCTGTTTGGAAAAGATCTACCTCTTTTGAGTATGCCGGCTGGCGTACCTGATAGATTTCTTCTTGATCATATCTGATCTCGCCTATCTGGCTTACTGCCATGATCAGCGCATCAGCTCTATTCGGACTCTTTATCTGAAACTTAGTACGCATTACATCCTTACTGATCAGGATCTTACGCTGGTAATGATCATATTTATACTTGAGCGTGCATAGCTCCCGGATCGTATCCTCATCGGTGATCACTATATGGCCATTGAGTACCATCTCTTTAAGCTTATAGACCGCAGCTGTCCGGGCATTGCCATACTGTTTGTTCTTCTCAAAGCTGTACGGTAAGTTCTTAAACCCTACAAAGTCTTTCATATCCCGGCCATGTCTGAGATTGTCCAGCGGGCCTGATCCTAAGCCATCCTCATCTACAATGGCTCTATTGCCGCCTTCTGATTGATAAGTCATTAAGACTCGCCCTGTCGTGTAGTTCAGATCCTTATGATCCCACTCATCCACATAGACCTGTTCCCAATGCAGCGCGCCCATCTGCTGTACGCTGGTAGCTGCGCATTTATCATCACCGTACCGGGCTATATCAAAACCCATGATCTTGAAGCCGTACCCGGATCGCATCTCCTTCCGGTTCACTACTGTGTCTTTAAGCTCCCGGTAGGTGAACACCGCATCTTCAAGCTGAAGTAGCGGCTCACCCATCCAGATATGCAGAAAGTCTTTCTCACTCTTGGCCTTACATTCCTCGGCTTCTGTCTTTAAGGCTTCAGTACAGAACGGATTATCTATATAGTTTATATTGATATGGCAGCAATCCTTCCGGCCATAACAGAACTCATACACCGGATCATATTCTTCATGCCGGTTCATAGTGAAGTAGATCTTGGCCTTGTCCTTCCTGATCGTAGGGATCAAGACATCCATAGTCTGCTTAGTTATGGCCTGAGCTTCATCTATCCAGAGAACATCAACACCTTCCATCCCCTGAATATTAAAGGCTCCCTGTTGTCGGAAGCCTCTAAAATTGATTACTGTACCTGATGTTTTATGCGTTATTCGCGTTGTAAGAATATCGTATGCAAGGTTCTCTGTTCTGATAATATCGCAAAGCAGAGAATAAACTGATTCGGAGATAGAGTTTTGGGTTTCTCTACCACACACCATCCTGAGCTTTCTTTGTTCTCCGAGATATAAGAATATACGCGCAAGCGCTTGTGATTTTCCGCCACCCCTTCCCCCTTCGGCCAAGAAATATCTGTAGTCATTTATCTTAGTGATAAACGGCATGAGTTTCGGGGCCATCTGTAGGACTTTTGGCATATCTATCATTTCATCCTTTTTTTGATAGAGTCCGGGAGATCTCCCAGATCCAGCTCCATCGGCTTCTGCTCTATGGTGATCCTTGCCATCTGAGTATATTTCACATCAACTTGATGATCCACTTTATCTTTAAGCAGCCCTTTGAGCTTGAGAGCGATCTCTAAGCCCTTGGCGCGTGCTGTCCAATCAGGAATATCAATAAATTCATTGCTGACTACTTCATCCGGCTGGATCTTCTCTACGCCACCTTTTTCCACCTTCTTGTACTGGTGCAAATATCCTATAACTTTAGTAGCGTTCATAAGTTGCATCAATTTCTGGGTAAGTATTTGATCAGTAAGCCCCTGCTGCTCTAAAACATCAGGCATGGCTACTCTTTCATCAAGCTGTTTGGTATGAGATCTTGCGGTAGCTTCTGAGTATCCGGCGGCCTTGGCAGCATTGTATTTAGACATACCCATCAGGATATTCTGTTTATACTTCTGCTGTCGCGCACTAAACTTCTTTTTCTTAGTCTTAGCCATCCGATCCCCCTAATAATAAAAAAACGCCGGATGTGGTGTCTGACACCCGGCGCTTCAAAGTGTGGAAAAAAGGGAGCTACCCTTGCTTAAAATATACACTATATATTGTGTTATGTCAAGAGTTCACCACTATTTAATTGTAATACTACAGCCTTGAAAAGATAGTCTTTAGATCTCTGAGATTGTGGAAGCTCATCATAAGGCTTCATACAGGGATGTTTCTTGGTTTTCTCATTTTTTACCTTACCATACTTCCAGCCAGCTTTTTCTTTTTCTTGCAGCCAGTTATTATGTGAATCTTCCGGAGATGCGTAAGGGTTTTTGATATGAAACTTCACCCCTTCAATACAGCTGGCCTTCTGCCAATCCGGTGCTTCATCCCAAGGTTTCTGAGAATCATCACCCAAACTTATACAATATGCTCTGTTAATCTCATGCGCAACTCTTGCAATGTCTTTGATTTCCATGCTTGCTCCTTTGGTTAAACTTCTGTACCATCTTGTACCAGATCCTCTCCCACCATGTGCCTTCTTCAATCTTATCCCGGATCGCCTGATCCTTGAAAAACTGCGCTCTGCGTTTCGGATGCTGCGGAGCCGGTGGAGTCCAGATCCCTTGTTCTCTTTTACTTGTGCCGAGTTTTTTGTTGTACTTCTTCATCCCATCTCCTTTAATTCTTGCAGATAATCTTCATACATCTGCGCTTGTTTATCTGTGATCTTAAACTGGTATATCTTTTTGCTATCATGGCATGGATGGCAGATAGGCCGGAGATTGAACGGACTCTGCATGAATAGCGGCCACTTCTTATTGTTTGCTTTGCTGTTACTCTTGACATGATGGACTTCTTCGGCCCGATGCAAACAATCTTCGCAGGCGCAATATCCGTTGTATGCTTCCCAGACCATTCTTCGGACATGATCCGGGATCTTCTTCGCCGCTTTCATTCCATCTCCTTTTTGTGTCCTGATGTAAATAGCAATGAGTTATATTATCACTTTGGCCGTTTACTGGACACCTTCCTTCATACCGGCAGCTCACGCATAGACTCTCATTAGTGTACCAGATTATAAACCCCTCTCTTATAATCTTTCTGTAAATTCTCAGCATACTTCTCTTGGCCCTTAACAACATTCTGCATGGCCAGTTCCATGTGTTGTATGCTTTCCTCTTTCTTACCCAGATGCCTGAGAACTATAGCGATATTATACAGGATCTTGAACTCTTTCGGACTCAGCATCTTAGCCATTACCCAGCAGTTAAGAGCTTCCCGGTACGATTGCTGCTGCCATCTTTTATGCGCGCGGACAAACCAGCAGAACCACGCGTGCTGATCTTCCATAAGAGATCTCTCAATAAGCCAGTAATCATCTATATATGCCGGGAGATATTTCAGCAGCCTTGCAATATATCCACCTAAGAAAAACGCAAAGACTACCAGCGGAGCTACAGTAGCCAAAGCAAACATCACGCCTATGTTAGCCACATATACATATCTTTCAGCGATCTCCTGTTGCATCCGGAATAAATTTAAGTACGGCGCTATCGCGCAAGAGTACCAGAAAACACCCCAGCTGGTAAGAGTCCAGTTGAAAAGAGCTGAATAGATCAGGTATCCGATCATGGAGATCCCCAGCCAGAAGCACCAATCCAGTTTTTTAGCTCTCTCAGCCATGATCTCATTCCCGGCTCCGGCCCCGGATTGCATGAAAGTATGATACCATGTCAAGCTCCAAGGGATCAAACACAAGAAAAAGTACCAGCCATATATCTTGATCGCTATAATGATCTTGGCCCAGCTGAGTTTCCTATCAAAAGTTACTACCTCAGCGCCGCGCCTTGTCTTTACTTCTTTTTTTAGTCTTTTGAAGTACAGGAACCATACCACCGGCAGGAACAGAACCAGATACCATTGCCCGGATCCTACGAACCCTATCGGGGCAAAAAACGCCGTTGGATGGATGGTGGCTGCAATCATAGCAGGCAAGCCAAGCCACCCACTTGCTTTTGCTGCCATTAGGAATAGACCGCACCACGCATAATGCCTGCCACTTATCCATACTGCCCCCTGATTGTTTACCGGGTTAGCCGAGAAAAGAAGCGCTGCAAAGAGCGCTGCCTGAGTCTGGCCCATAGCATAGTAGATCAATACGGAGCATGTTGTATGTACAAAGATATTCCAGGCATGATCTTTCTTGACATTCCCGCTGGTTGAAGAAGCCCAGATCCGTTCTTCCGGGGATACCATCTTCTTATACTCTTTGATCTTGCCTTCCTTCAAAGCTTTCTCATTCGCTATATCAGTATTTCTTCTGGCTTCAGATAAAAGATCATCCGATACATAGCCGAACTTCAATGTCTGAGCGTATAGGGCTACTGTCATACCTGCGATCACTACCGGCTGCCATGGGATCCAAGTTATCCACAAGATATTCACATTATCCACAATGTAACTATTTAATACGCTTACTATCGCCCAAAGCATGACTTAATCCCCTTCCAGATGTATCGTATATCATCTGTATTTCTAATCGCCAATAATCTATTGATCCAAAAGTCCGGGTAAAACGCTGCCCGGTAGATCTGCGGTACATATTTATGATGATCTCCCTTGTATAACACATTTACAGAGCAAGGACTTGTATCTATGTATAATATTTCATCTAACGGCGGCATAAATAACGATGCTTGAGCTGTCTT